ATCTCCGGGGGTTTGTACGGGGCAGACGGGGGCTTTGACAGGAATCCGCAGCTTGAGAGCGCCAGAGGCAATAGCAGCATCCCGCTCTTTTGCAATAAGTTTGGCATCTTGGTTTGCTTTCTGAAGTTTGGTTGCTTGGGTGGTGACGGCGGCGACCAGCGCCTGTTCTTTCTGTCGGGCGGCTGCGTTTAAAGCAGCAATCTCCAACTGCTGGCGCGTGACCTCATCCTTTGAGCCTTTCCAATACCCGCCGCCAAAACTGCCAACGACGGCAAGCACAACAGCGAGCAGTATGTATGGGTTAAAGATACTCATGGCTTATTGATTTCTTCATCATCATGGGACAGCTTAATCCCAGCCAACAAGCCAATAAACCCGCCAACCACTGTTTGGAACGCAGGACTGATGAGCTTAAAGATTTCGGTGTTGTCCACCTTTTCGTCAAACAATCCAACCATTAGAGTAAACACCATACTGCACACCACAATACAAAGGGTGGCAGCAACCATTAGGGTGACCTTGTAGGTCAGTTTGCCTCGTAGTGTTTGTTCCATGTTTACCCCTCTGCCTTACCGCGCACATACGCCTGTGCTGCCATGAATGCCACAACGATTGTTCCCATTGCTGCGCAGTAGGTGGTAGCCAAACCGTTTAAAGCATTGACCTTCTCCAACGTTACCAGCTCTGAAGCCAAGTATGCAATCAAGGCAGGTGGAAACACCAAAGCCGCCCACGCCATGATGCGCTGCTGGTCAGCCATCTTGTCCATGTTCTCAATCTGCATCATGCGCTCAGAGCGGGACAGTTCAGTGTCTGTCACCACGCCGTCATGGTCGGTATCAAACTGGTTGTAGGTTGAGTCTTTCTCAAGTTGCTTACTCATATTTTTCCCTTCGATCAAAAACAGGGGCATCTTTTACCCGTTCGGGCGTATCCCGATTCTTTCTCTCCACTTCCCGCCGCAGCTTCTCTACCTTTTCAAGTTGCTGCTTGGCTTCGTTCTTTGTCTCCAGCACATCAAGGTACATGAATGCCAACAACGGCAACATCAACGCGACCAACAGCACCGCCACAACCCAACCAACCATTCCCATCACAAGCTCCTCAGTTGTTTCAACCACAGGAGCCACGTCCACAGGTATGCGATAAGGATCAAGGTTAGGACGGCGGCTCCCGCTTTGAGGTTTCGGCTTCTTTCCCTTTGGTGTCGTTGCCATCTCAATCTTCGCTCCCGCTGTTCTTGCGCCAGTCTTGCGGCTTCCTGTTCAGCGGCGATGATGTCCCGCATTTCAAACACCTTGCTGTACAGCGCCCCCATTTCGGGAGGACTCTGGTACACCATCGTTTCCCTAACCTCAATCTCCAACGCCGCCATCTGATCCTGCGCCATGATCCGCTTCAATGCGGCTTCCATTTGGTTTTGGTCAGGCTCGTAGACGTTTCTGGACTTTTCTTCTTCCTCCCTGATGTGTGCGGCTAATTGTTCTTGAAGTCTGAAAAGTTCCGTAAGATTTTTGACAACGTCAACCATGACCTGCGTTTCGTCAATGGCAACGTATCTGTCCTTCTTTTTCGCCACAGGCTTGAGCGGGACAGGAGTTGGCGCACCGCCAAAGAATTTTGCCAGCTTCCCCCAGAAACCATAAATTTCCTTTCCGATGCCAACAGCCTCGTCAAGGGTCTCCTTGACTTCCATGAAAGAAGTCTTCGCTTGCTTGTATAGCTCACACCCTTCTTTGATGGCAGCGACACAAGCATTGGCGGCGAAGAGGAGACTGATCGGATCAATTTTCTACTCCGTCAGGCTGTGCGTTCCCACATATACACAACGATATATGGTTGTAGATTCGCATCTGTTGCGCTTGAACCAGTAGATGCAACCGTTGTTGTCGAAGTGATATTTGCAGTACCGGAGTTTGTTGATGCAACTTGATTTCCGAACTGATAAGCACTACCACTGACACGACCAGCACCAGCCGCTTCCCACACGTTAGCAATACTGTGCGTGTGACCAGAGTCTGTTGATGTTGTTGTTGCTGTGTGGGTGTGGCTAACTACAACTGCATCTTTACTGCCGCCTGTTGCGCCAGCCGTGTAAGTACCACCGCCACCTGTACCAACACCAATCATTACCCGCCCTGCACCAAACGCAGTCCATGTACCAAAACCAAACAATGTGCCGGGATTGGTAGAAACAGTGGCGGTGTAAATTGAACCCACAGGATGCAAAGCGGCAAGAGCTGCTTGCACAAAAGCAGTGGTCGCAATTGATGTGTCGTTGTCACCAAACGTCGGAGTCGGCGCGGTAGGGTTGCCTGTAAACGCAGGTGAGGCAAGTGCCGCCACATCTGTGCCAATCACCAAGCCAAGGTTTGTTCTTGCACCAGAAGCTGTAGTGGCTCCAGTGCCGCCGTTGGCAACCGCCACAGTTCCCGTGACATTGTTGCTCTTGGTGTCGTAGAAGTTTGTGCCGTCAGACCAGACAATGATTTTGTCGCCGTTAGCGATTGCAATTCCCGTACCTGCGGCTGTTGTGTTGCCGATGACCGTAGAGTTGTAGATGGTAAGGGTATACCCTGAGTTGTTCCAAATGACGTACTGCTTGGACACTGGTGGGGCGTAGATGGCAGAAGCTGCTGCCGCGCTGTTGAACTTCAGCATGGCATACACTGATTGGTTCAAGTTGGCGGTAGAGGACGGCCCGTTGACGTACGTCAGGGCTTGGGATGTGGACGAGACGGTGACCGCCTGATACCCAGCAATCGCTGTGTCCAAGACGTAAGCAAGGTTGCTGTCCGTGGTTGCACCCCACGCACCGGCTTGGTCACCTGAACCGATCAGTTCGATCCGCAGGCTTGATGAATATGAACTGCTCATGGTGTTTCCTTTATTTAAAAAATTTACCAACCATCCAGCACACAACAGAACACCGTTGGCCTTCTTCAATGTCTTCCACGCCGTGCATTATGAATGAAGGGAAGACCAGCACGGTGCCTTTGGTTTGCGGGGGGTAGTGTTTATTCTGCCCGTCTTGGATGAAAAACTTGCCGCCTTTAAAGTCATCGTTCAAAAACGCCAACACCGTCAACTTGCGGCAATCGTCACCTTGTTTTAAAAATGTATCCACATGCGCCTGATAGCGTCCGCCTGCTGGATAAATCAAAAACTCCGCTTGGTTGGCATGAGTAATATCAAACTTCCAATTGTGATAGTTAGCAGATAAGCCCGCCGCCGCCAAACGACCGCCAATATCTTTGTATGTCGGCAACATAACTCGCTCAACATTTCGGACTGTTTTGTTAATTGCGCCTTTGCCTGTACCGATTACGGGAGGTTGCTTTTCTGTTTTGTCGCTGGTGTACAAACGAATCAAAGAATCACAAGCTTCCGGTGTAAGAATATCTTGAAATACTCGATAGCGCAATTCTTCTTGCGGCAAATTTAAACCAGTACGTTTATCAAACTTCCACTCTTTATGTGGGCCATCGGCATCAACATAATGCAAAAACACTTGTGCTTGCCATTTGCCTTCAGTGTATTTATTACGCCAATGGTACTTCTCCATACCACGATAAAGAACAGCGTCGCCCACAGACATTTTGATTTCAGAAGCATTTGCGCCTCCTTTGTCACCCAAGAAAATAGGCCATACATCGCCTTCAAAACCAAGGGTCAACGTTGCACTGATTTCGCAAGACGCGCGATCAGTGTGAATGACAAGCTCTTCACCGGGTGAATACAAACGAGCGTAGCTGTAAGTGGGATAAAGCCGTTTGCCGCTTGTTTTTTCAAAGTGCGGTAACAGGTCAACCAGCAATTTATCAAATGCCATTGCGCCATGCACCGCTTCAGATACAGGGCATTGATCGTCTTTGACAGTTTTTTGTTCTGCAACCAATCGCTTAAGTTCGTTGGTCAACTCACGGCAGTTATCCTTGTCAAGGAAGTCCTTGAAGTGAACATATTTTTCAACAACAAACTGACTGAGTTGATCGCACATTAAACACTACTCCATTGAGAAATCGGTTCCGTGGGCCAAATCAAAAAACCCGCAGTTGGGTTAATTGCAATTGCACGAATTTGACTGCGATAAGTAATAAATTCTGCATAATTAAGCAGATGTGGATTGATGTCAGGGTTAGTGACATCTGGCTGATTTACCCAATCTGTGGATGCTAAATACCCCATAGCTGTAGATTTATTTTCTTCCGCTGTTGGGATATGTGGGGGTATCTCTTTAATGTGCGTAGTTTGATCTTGCGGGTCATACCAAAATTTATCTTGGACTACATCATCTGCGCAGGCAGCCCAAAAAAAGTCTGTAGCAACAGGAAATGTTTCACCTTCTGCAACAACCTGCGCTACACGATAACCTGTTTCACACGGTTCAATAGTTGAAATCAAGGCTTGTTTCATTAGTAAAACTCCTCAATAATAACTACGCCTGCTGCACCTGCGCCACCTGCATAGGGTGCAGGGCCATTACTAGACCCGCCGCTGCCACCTCCACCATACGCTTGCCCTACATTTCCAGTTCCAGCTCCCGCTCTTCCGGCGGCTCCGCCACCCATAGATGATGAACCACCAGCGCCACCCGCGCCCGCCGGGGAAGGCCCGCCTTGCTCAGCTGTAGCAGAAGCGCCACCACCACCTTTACTATTTATAGTGCCGCCTGAACCAGATCCGCCACTGCCGCCAGCTGCCCCATTACCCCCATTATCCCCCGCTGAACCCCCAGTTGCGGATATAACCGTCGCTGGCGCAACGCCGAATGATGAAGTTGCACCCGCGCCGCCAACTGTATAAGGCTGTGGCCCCGGAAGTGAAGGAGCCGGATAGTATTGAATTGATGTACCGCCGCCACCGCCGCCACCAGCGCAAGTGGAAAAACCAACAGGTGTTCCGACACTTGCAGTGCCGCCAGTACCACCACCACCAATAACTGTTACTTTGATGGATTTAACGGAAGCTGGTTTTGTCCATGTACCGGGGCTTACAAAGGCGTTTGCAGTGTTAGCGCCTGTTGCACCCGATGCGGCGGCGGCTTGAGACACCCATGTCGTGCCATTGGAAGTAAGTAGATTGCCGTTAGTCCCTGCCGCAACAGCAGAAACAGATGCCCCAGCCCCCACCAATACCCCTGTTGCAGTTGTAAGACCTGTACCGCCTGAAGCTACGGGAAGTGCATTGGTCAGCGTGACAACTTGAGCAGTGCTGATGGATACCGCTGTTGTTCCGTTTGTTTGGAGTGCAAGTACGCCTGTGGAATCTGCGGTTTGTTTTAACCCCGCACTTCCAGAAGATACGCCGTTGTCAGCGTTGATCGTGGTTGCCATTATGTGTTCTCCAACACAGCCTTGATTTGGTCGGTAGTTGTCGCCGCATCAATGGCTGTCTGCATCTCTGCGTACTTGGTTCTGATTGCTGCTCTTGCCGCTTCTGCGCCATCAGCCTGACCGGGAATTTGTTTGGCAATTGCATCGTCGTATGGCTGGAACTCTACTGATCGCGCTGCACGGCGCAGATTGTGGGCGACTGCTTTGGCCTTGTCGATGTTGATAGTAATCATGTGTACTCCCATGCTGATCTAAATGTGCGGTCTGTTGGAATGTCAGCAACATCCACAATCTTGAATGGCTTGCCTTTAGGAACATCCTTGGCGGCAATTTCCTCAATGGTTAAACCGCACTCAGCGGCTGGAATGATGACCGCTACGCCGCCATCGTCTGTTGGGTAAATAATTCTTGAGTTCATAATTATCCTTTTTAGCGGAAGATTGATACGTTTAATTGCGATGGATCATAAATTACGCCCCCTTGCGATATACATAATCCGGGTTTAAAAGAGTTTGTTGCATAAGTAAAATTTGAGTTATTCCCGCCAGTGCTAGTTGCATAATGATTTGCTGCTGTAATTGATATTTGCGCAGCATAATTTGCATCCGGCATTGCAGTCGTGAAGTTAACCGTGTAGTCCCCTGTACCATTATCAGTAATGCTTGATACATTCCCACTTGCACGAATTGCCACAGTACCTGTGCCATTGAAGTTTACCCAAGCACGGCAACCATAAGCAGTGGCAACAGAGCCGTAGCCTGAGTTGAATTGCAAGTTACCACTGGAGTCGATACGCATACGTTCGGAACCGTTAGTCCAAAAAGTTAATGGATATGCCCCATTTATCAACATAACTCCTGCACCAGTAGCTACACCATCATTTACTTGCAGTTGTAGACTGGTAGTTTGATTTTGCACTGCCATTACTGCGGCACTGGCGTTTTGATATACCTGTAATCTATTGCTTGGCGAACTCGTACCAATACCCACATTACCGCTGGAGTCGATACGCATACGTTCTGCAAGAGTGTCAGTAATCCTTGTTTGAAACACCAATGCCGCACCAGTGCCGTTGGTAGTTGTATTTACAGCATCAATTTCAGCAACAGTCCTGACACTTGTGTCTCTTGTTTGGAACAACAAAGATGCCGCATTGTTGCCAGAAACAGTAGTATCGCCTGTTCCATCGTGGATGCTTAATTGACCCGCAGTAGCCGCTGGCCCTTTTACTTCAAGACGATAACTTGGCGTTACGCCAATACCAAAATTCCCTGAGCTATCAAACCTTGCAACCTCCGCACCGCCCTCAGCAAAGGCAATGGTGTCAGCGGCAGGGAAGAAGATACCTGTGTTTGCATCTGTTCCCCTGATAGCAGGGGTTGCGGCAGAACCATCAACATCGGACAGTCCATCAGTTCCTGAAAGGATTAGCGTCATGGTGTTATCTCAATCCAATTTGTTGTGGCCTCATCCCATTGGTACATCTTGCCGTCATTTGGATAAGCTACAGGAGAATCCCAACGACATGTTTCTTCTACCAATATCCAGCTTGGAAATGGTTTAGGCGGAATAAATGCGTCTCGTTCTGGGTCATATGAATAACCGATGCCAGCGTAGTTCTTGCGAATATTTCCATGATAAGAAGTGCGCTTGCATACTTGACCACGAAACTCTCCGTAAAACTGCTCCCAATCATGGGTGGTGTCAGTTTCATCTTTTCCAACAATCACTTCCGTGACAATGTTGTTTTGATCTAAAAAAGCATAATGTGCCATTAAAGCGTCACCGTTCCTGTTCCGGCGGTAAATATATAGATTTTGTAACCGCCTGATGTTGTTGGGCCTGTGTATGTTAAACCGCCGCCAATACTGGTTATATTTCCAAGTGCGCTTGAATATCGAAGAATAACAACGCCTGAGCCGCCAGCACCGCCTGTTTGTTGACCAGCGGCATTATTACGAGCAGCACCGCCGCCACCACCACCTCTGTTAGCAGTACCGGCCCCGCCATCTCCGTTGTAAACCGCACCATTGCCGCCGCCGCCAGCACCACCAGCACCACCAGAAGAAGCTCCTGCACCGCCACCACCACCAGCATAAGTTACAGAAGACCCACTGTAAGAGGATGCAGTACCAGCACCACCAGCACCACCAGCATTTGTAGCTCCATTGCCACCAGCGGCACTTGCGCCACCGCCACCGCCAGCACCTTTGCTAGCAAAATTTGTGGCTGTTCCACCATTGTTTCCTTGACCAACAGTTCCTGTTCCACCTGTTGGGAAATCAGCGCCTGCTCCACCACCACTGCCGCCATTACCGGCTAGGGTCGCAAATGAAGCACCACCGCCACCGCCTGTAGCGGTAAAACTGCTAAACACTGAATTACTGCCGTTACCAACAGAACCGGCTTGCGTGTAGTTCATGCCCGGCCCACCAGCGCCAACAGTTACAGTAAAACTGTCTCCCAAATTAAAAGATTGACCCGTGCCTGTAAGAAATCCGCCAGCTCCACCGCCGCCAGCAACTGTGAAGTCATTTACTGCGCCATTTCCACCACCGCCACCTGCAACAACAAGATAATCAATAGAGAATTGCAAATATGTCAGTGGTGCATAAGCCCAACCTAATGTTGTATACACCTCATAGACACCAATTGTGGTGTTGTACCGCATCATCCCAACAAGTGGACTACCGGGGCGTTGTGCAGTTGTGCCAGATGGCAAATCAAAATATCCAGTTGATGTATTGTTTTGATCTGACACGGCTGTTGGTGTAACCGATAAAGCTCCCCAACTTGTATTTGTCCCGTCCGTTGTAAGGTACTTACCATTGTTTCCAGTTTGGCTCGGTGCAAGTGCGTTAAAGCCCGCTGTTGCTGTTGTTACGCCTGTACCACCAGAAGCCACGGGCAACGCATTAGCCAACGTAACGACTTGAGCAGAACTTACTGTGACCGCAGTCGTGGGTGTAGCGCCTGTCTGAATGACAAGCGCTCCTGTGGTATCTGCTTCTACCGAATATGCAGTGGTTAACGTGGTGGATGACTTGATCGTACTCATATGATTACGTGCCTTTGTCCAGAAGCAATTGTGATCGTCACGCCGCTGTTAATTGTTAATGGGCCAACAGTGAAACCATTCTGGCCTGTGGCAATCGTTCCGCTTGCAGTAGCAGTAGTAGCGTTAAGAAGCACTGCACCAACACCGCCGCCAATAGCGTTAGCTGTAAATTCTGCGGGGTAGGTGACAAACACGTCCTTTGTACCTGCGCTAAAGTTAACCAACGATCCAGCGTTGCTGGATGAAATTACCGTGGTTCTGGCAAGCGTTGTGCCGGATGAGGTGTATGTACCAATCCCAACTTCCCACTCTGATCCGGTCTGACCAGCAATGGTGTAATAAGTGGTGTTTCCATTACCGATGGCAGAGAAGGATTGATACCCAGTCGATGCACCAAGCAACGTCACCGTTCCCGTACCAGCCGTGGTGGTTGTCTCTTTAACTCGGTCTGCAAGTACAAAAGCCATGTGTGTCCTTATTCCGTTTCAACCAACGTCCAGTCAGGTGTTTCTGCATTGTTCACCAACGTCCAGCCAGCAGTTTGAGAATTGTTGACATTTTGCCAGTTTGCGGTCTGGCTGTCATCTACCAATCTCCAGTAGATGGCAATCACATTTCCAACCGAGCCTGCGGCTTGTACCCCAGACAAGGCAACCGTGGTGTTTCGACCAACCGAACCAACCGATCCAGTAGCACTGTCTCCTGTTAGCTCAGCAACCTGAACAAACTCAACAGAACCAACTGCGCCTGCCGCTTGAACCCCGGTCAACGCCTTGGTTACGGTGTAAACAACCGATCCTACGTCACCTGCTGCTTGATTGCCTGTTATTGACTGTGTACTGGTGAACGAAACAGACCCAACCGCTCCAGAAGCCTGAACACCTGTCAGAGCAACAGAAAGAACAGGATCTACCGTTCCAACTGATCCAGCTGCAACATCGCCTGTCAATTCATCAGTCTGGTTAAAACTAACTGTTCCAACCGCCCCAGAAGCCTCGACTCCTGTCAATGCAACTGACTGAGTTTGTGTAACAGACCCCACCGCCCCAGAAGCCGCTACGCCGCTTAGAGCAACAGAGGTAACCGCGCCCAGCGTTCCAACTTCACCTATCGCCACATCGCCGGTTGTTGCATCCGACTCGTTGTAGATCAGCGTTCCGACCGCCCCAGAAGCCTCTACCCCTGAAAGCGCCGCAGATTGGCTCTGGGTAACCGTTCCAACCGCACCTGAAGCCTCTACGCCCGACAACGCAACTGTCAGCGTCGCCGCTACCGTACCCGTGAAGCCGTTGGCATGAACTTCAGAAATCTCTGGAGTTGGGTATGGGTCTACCTGCCCAATATCTGGGTGGCACAAAACGCCCGTCAGAGCAACAGAGATGTTTGCCTCGACCGTACCAACAAAACCGTCTGCTTGATCGCCCGTCTCGGCTGGGCTGTTTGTTTCTGTTACAGACCCAACATCACCTGTCGCAAATACGCCCGACAGGGCAAGCTGTGGATTTGCAACAACCGTCCCAACATCCCCAGACGCAGATACGCCCGTCAGGGCTACAACGACATTGTTCTCGCCAAGAGCGGCGTACGGTGACTGGGCGTATGCGGATATACCAAACATGGTTTACGGCCTACGCCGCCTCCGCTTAGGTTGTAGCCAGACGCAACAGTGCTGTGGTTGTGGTGCTTGCAGGCATTGTCAAGGTGAAAGTACCCGCTGTAATGGTCTGTGAACCAAACGTGTGGACACTCACTGCCTTGTTGCTTTGCGACGAGTTGTAAATCAACACTGCATCAAACGCTGTGGTCAAGGTCACTGAGGTGTAAGTCAGACTGGCAGATGGTGTCCAGTAGGCTACGCCAGCAGTTGCTGATGCGTTGGTTGCCACAGGCGGGTTTGCGTTGGTCACAGTCACGCCCCCGGCAGAGTAGCCCGTACCCGTTACTTCTCCTGTTGAGGAATACACGGTTGTGGAAGCATTGAGCGTGGCTGATGCCAAATACAACGCGCCTTTGAAGGTGTCGGCTGCGGATGTGCCACGGGTTGGTGCAGTACCAAAGTTGTGAGTTGCCGTCATCAACTCGCCCATGAACGAGGTACACATAGATTGAGTGTTTGCCACTTGGATTCTCCTTAAAACGAAGCTGCTTCACCACCAACAAATGTCGGAGGCTTCTTCAAAGTCACATGCGCGGAACGGTGGACAAGCTCGCCATCCAGCCAGTATTCAACCCATGTGGTCAATTCATTGTCATTATCTACTGTGCCTTCCTGCTTTACAAGCAGGGAGTCATCCATCTCGCCTTTGGTTGTCGTTACAAGTGCCATTACACAATCCTTATGAGTGCTGACGTGCTTGTGTTTGCAGGCATCGTCACGGTGAATGTTGATGTTGATGTCTTTGTGTTTCCAAAGTCCAAAACACAGACTGCGCCATTGTCGCCTGCTTTGTATATCAAAGCACCCCGAGCAGTGATCTGACCAGTCCACGAAGGTGAGGAGAAAGTGACATAGGTCACACTGCCCGAAGCCGTGGTTTGGGATGTCACTGTGGTGGTGACGATTTCCCCGCCAGCCACGTAGTTGCCACCAGAGGATTCACCTGTGACTGTGTACGCCGTGGTGGTTTCGTCCAGCGTTGCATCATTGGTGTACAGAGCCAGTCGGAACGTATCCGAGGTCAAGTTGATTGACCCGTTTGCCAGCCCTGCCCGCAACGTATTGCAAGAGTAATTGCCTGTGAAGCTCATACACGATTCCCCTTGCGTATATTATCTACTGCGGGGATCACTTGCAAATTTGTTGGTACGTGCAAACCTGAAACAGTTTTGCCTTGAAGTGGAAGTATATGGTCAACATGCCAAGAAAACCCAAACATTTTTGTACGTAACGCAGCTAATTCATAAGACTGCTCAATCATCCAATGATCGTCTTCCGTCAACCATTTTGGGGAACGCATAAGTCGTTTTGTTTGTTGTTTTCTTGTATGCGCCAATATTTTTACAGGATTGTTTTTACTCCATTTTTTTACGTTATCTTTAATTTTTTGTGTGTGATTTATATACTGTGTTTCATTGTGTTGTTTAACCTTGGCTGGGTTATTTTTACGCCAAATAATTAAAAAATCAGCCCTACAAGCAAGACACTCACCTGTTTTGGCACGGCGTTCTGCAACATGCCCCTGCGCACAAGCAACACCTGTAGAGTATCGTTTATACCCTCCAGCTAAAGCCTCTTTGCGTGTCTTTGGTATCACGTTGTAACCTTAAGTTTGGTTTGTCCATCACGGTACGCATCGCCTCTTTCGAGGCCGTCTCCAAGGCGTTTGGCAAGTGCCACTGCTTCCGTATATTTTTGGTTGTACAAAGCAACCATATCCTGTTCAGCTTTCATAAATGTTGCAGCTTCAACCAAAGAGCCATACAGCAGCACAGAGTCAAAGTTGTCGCCAAGCCATGTGGTTAAAGCTGTGGTGATGGATTCTGGGTAATAGTAGTAATGCAGTTCAACGTAATACGCAGCATCAGGTGTCGGGCCAAGAATAAGAGATAGCTCGTTCGTGATGGCAGAGCTGACAATCGTTGGGCCAAACAGCGCGTAGTACTTCGGCTCGCCCTTGTCGTTTGGTGCTGGGTACGCCTGACGGATGAAGTTCACATCCTTGTTGAGCAGATACTCAAACGTGCCGGTGTCCAAGTTTCCACCAACAACACCTGTCACCAAAGCCAGCGAATACACAGCAAGGAAGTCGTTTGGCAAAGACACGTATTTGTTGTTTGCCGTGATTGCTGTGTATTGATTCTTCCGCAACGACGGAAACTGAATCATGTTGTAAATGCGTTGTTCAGCCTGCTGGATGAACCGATTGATCTGAGTGGTTGAATTCTCAGTCGATCCATCAGCAAGGTATACGTCGGGGAACTGATTCTCCGTGTATGACTGAATGGCAGTTACAAGCTGGCTGTAATTCATGCCATCGGGCCTCGTGCCATCACGCCTTTAGTGGCTGCGCCAGTACCACGGATTTTGATGCCGCTGGTCTTGGTGGGAGGGTAGTCTTGGCTGCGTACGTTGGCAACAGACACGTTTGCTTTACGCATCGTTTCTTTTGCTGGCTCTTCGCCCACAACAACAGTCGCAACCTTCTTGGGTACTTTGTATGTTGCCATGTTATTTACCTCTGCCAGAGCTACGCTGATTCATAATCTTTGCCATGTTGCGACCATACTTGAGCATGTCGCTGTTGGTCTTGCCGCCAGCGCGAAGTTTGGTTGGCTTTTGACCGGGGTGCATGTTTTGTTCGTGTTTGCGAACTGCTTTCTTTGCGTCCATCATCGACTCCTTATGTCGTTGTAACTGATACTGTACCAAGTTCCACTGTCAAAACCAAATTGTTTGGCGTTAAACCATCGTCATTTGCTCTTGATCCACCCACTGGATTCCATCCCCACTGGAAGATTCGACTGCCACCTTCCACCGTCCCTGTACCCAACGGGCCACTGCCTGTCGGCACAATCTGCAATCCGCTTGTACCGGACAAGAGATAACTGCGGTCTGGCCTTGGGTTTCTCAAAGCCTGCGGGTCATCCACCGGGAACATGCCCAACTGCAACTGCGGCTGATCTGGATCCCAGCAAGCCGGGCAAACCAAGAGGTTGTAATTCTTGGTCTTGATGATCTCCGTCTTGAGAATATTCAATTTGAACCGCTGGTCGCAGCGATCGCACTGGGCAATCGCAAACTTACCACTGGCAAACCTGTTACCCATCCTTACCTCCCAATGTAGGTCTGACGGGGTACAAGTCTCAAGGCTGCTTTCTCATGATCTTCGTAGGCGGCTAGTTCCCAAGCCTCGTCATACTGGGCTTTCAGGAAGCCAAGGCGCTCTGCGCCAGTAGGTATCTTTCCAGCGATGTAGTACGACAATCCAGCCGCCATACAGGGCAGGAAGCGGAAAGGTACGTCCATGATGTTTACACCGCCTCCAGCGTCTTGCGTGCGGCGTAAACGCCAATAAACCAATTGGTAGGTCTGGGCATTGTCTGGCGTGGGCCAGACGGTTACAGCGGGAACCTGCTCCCAATAAACAGCGGTGTTGTCTGTGTGGCTTGCCGCCGTGGTGTTTTGCTGTCCACGGAAGCAGTTGTAGAGGACATTTCCCTCTATGTACCCGTAATTGATGATTTCATTGTCGATCTTCACAAACCCAGCGGCTGGCAGGCCAACCGCAGAGTCCAGTGTGATCTGGGTAGATGAACTTGTGATTGCCCCGTCAAGGGTTAACCCTGTCGGCGAGGTCTGTCCGTTGTACCGCTGAATCCAGATTTGAATGGGTCTGGCTTGCGTGATCTTGTTGGGGATCGTTGCGTAGGTGGAAACACTGATACGGGTAATGGTCAGGTCAGCCTGAGTCGAAGATATGTTCGCTCCCGTGCGGATCACATGCTCCAGCAGGTCAATGGTGTCGTTGGGCAGCGGGTAGGTATTCTGGCCTTGGACAAGGTCGATCGTGCCTTGCTCAATTGTCCACAGATTGATGCCACGGTTTGCCCAGTCGGCAAACATGATGTTTAAACTGCGGCGGGCTGTACGAAGGTCATAACCGGTGCGCAGCTCACCACCGGCGCGTTCAAACGCCTCCTCGACAAGTTCTGTCAGGTCAAGGTTAAAGCTTGATGCGCCGGAAGTATTTGCCATTATCTAAATCCTGCCGTTTTCTTTGCAATGCTCTTGGGTTGTGCCACAAACTGCTTGCCAGCCTTCTTGCCCGCCCGCTTTGCGCGGGTTGTAGCTGCGTATTCCGCTGGCGACAAAGACTTGATTGCTGCTTCAGGGAGATACCTCTCACCTGTTTTTGACGAAGGCTTCCCCGACTTGGTACGCCATTTCTGGTCGCCCCAGTTTTTAAGGGAAGTCTGCGGTGCTTTCAATCTCTGTACCCTCCGCCTGCGGCTTTGTATTTCTTGGCTACAAGCTGCGCCTTACGTGCTGACCACTGACCCGCGCCAGTGCCATGTGTTGCTGCTGCCTTGACCTGAGCCACAATTCGCTTGCGCAAACTGGGCTTGGTGTAGTTGCCAGCAGCGTTTACACCGCCGCCTTCGGCGTACATGTCAACATTCTGTGGCTGATCTTTGCGGCGAACGACTTTCTTCCCCGGCATCTTCTTCGGGTTGATTGCGCCCATGCCGCGAGAAGCCATCATCAGATCATCGTCCCACGAGTCTTGCCACGCTGTGCGCATCCATCAGCACGACTGGAAGCAGAGCCGCCAGAAGCCATTTTCTTTGCTGGCTTCACGGGCTTGCCGTCAACACGAATGTCTTGACCGGGCTGCTCAGGCATACCCGGCTCATTCTTCTTGAACTTGCGACCGGCGGAAGCGCCGTCAATGTCTTTTGGCGCTTCTTTGTTCTTTTCCAGATCGTCAAACATGATTCACCTCAATACATTTTGCAGCGGGTTTTGCCACGGGATGCAATCCCGTCAGCACGGCTGGAAGCTGTCATGCCACCAGAAGCCATATTTTTAGTTTTGACCGCGCCACCAGAAGCCCGGCGACCACCAGAAGCTTGCAGCTTTTTGATGCGTTCTTTTTCCTCTTGCTCTTTTCTATAAGTGTCAATTCCACTCGCTGTGGCTCCCTGTTTCCGATCGTATGTCTTGGTATCACTTGAACCAAGAGGCAGCACTGGGATTTGTTTTTTCTTGGCAGCGAGTATGCTGCTTCGCCCCTCATTGCTATAGTTGTCATTTTTTACAGACCGATTGCCGCGACTGTTTAGCGCCTCTAAAACGGCGGCATCAGACGAAAGCGTGACTCTTTTGTCACTTGGCTGGGAAACGAGTTTGGGTACAGGTGCAGGGTTAACAACAGGCGCAGGCGCAGGCTTGGCAGGCTGATTACGGTTTGCGTTTAAATCCACCGCAGACTTATCCGTTCCTTGGGTAAGAACGCCAGATGGCTGCTGTGAATTAGGAGAAGGGCCAGAACCAACTGACTTGTCCGCTTCAGCAATGCTTTGCGCCTGTGTTTTTAACGGAACCCCATCTGACCCAACTTTTTTGGTGTCTTTGGTGTAAGAGCTTGTTGTTTGGTCGCCTGCGTCATCAGACTTACCCTTACCCCTAGTCATCATGTAAGCTGCGCCCGCAAGCGCAGCAAGACCAGCCAATCTTCCAACATTCTTTGCCATGATCGGCTCCTTTTAGCAGTAGGCTTTGCCGCCCTTGTTCATGCCCAATGGCTTAGAGCCAGACATCTTGACCATTGCGCCTTTGGTTTTGCCTTTTGAAGCAAGACCGTCACGGCTTGGGGCGGCTGTTTTCACAGAACCCATCTTGGCTTTGGTGATGCCACCATTTGCCATTTTCTTCATGCCAGCTTCTTTCATTTCATGCTTGACCATAGACTTGGGAGCGCCTTTGGCTTTCATAAAGCTGACTTCTTTTTTGACCATTGCTTTTGATTCTTTCATTTCCCCACCCCTTTTGAAAAGTTCCTGCTTACCTTGATTGGTTTTAGGATTGTTGACCTTCTGCGAATCTGCGCGGGTCTTTGCCCCGCTACCAAACTTCATGCCCTTGCTGGCGCTGCTGAAGTCTTTTGCCACCTTTTGCGGGACACCCGCCTGCTTCGCAAATGCTGGGTTGTGCGCCGCAGCATCCATGAATTTCTTTTGTTTAAGACTGGTTGCTGGCATCATTTCCCCGCTTGAAGAAGCCGGTCAATTTTTTCTTCCAGCTTGTTGAAACGTTGATCAATATGGTCAGTAACTCTTGCCACTTCTGCTTTAGTTGCTGTATCACGGGCAATCTCCTCGCGTGTGATGTTTAAAAGACGCTCGATGCGTTTGACATCGTCCAGCTTTTCCCGAATGAAAAACCACAAGCCACCCATCAACAAAGACAAGGCTGCAGACCAAATTGTGTTCACGTCCATCAGATCATCCTGCCTTTGGTCTTGCCTTTGGTGGCACAGCCATCTGCTTTGGTTACGTACCCGCCATCTGCGCAGTTCCATGCACGAAGGCTCTTGTTAATCCTCGAATCCGGATCGTTTGCGGTCTTGGCGCTCGTAAGCTTCGCTTTCATGCCTTTCATACGTGCGCAGAAAGAGTCGCGGCGGCTCCCGCCCTGTGGCTGCGGAGGCTTCAGACCCGGCTTCCCCGGATTTGCTGCGTTGTAGGAGGCTCGCCCTTTGGCGTTCAAGCCGCCTTTGGGATTCTTCCCTTCCGCTCTCTGCCATGCGGGGGATTTAGCCATAGAACACCATGACAGACGCAATGGTGGTCACGTCAACATAAATGCCAGAGTTAAACAGCAAGCCCTCATGGGGGAGCAACATGTAGTCAGCCCCTGTCGTGCCAGCAAAAACATTGACTGTTAAGCGTGTAGTGCCGCTTGCACTGCCGTCTTTGAACACCACTGTGCCAGCAGTAGAAGCAGTTGGAATGATGCGGATAGCCTTGATACGCGCCCGCCCAATTGCGTTGCCAGCTTGGTCGTTTAAAACACCATCATCAGTGCGTATTGCACTGGCTAGGATGTCTGCTTGCATTCCCATAATCAATCTCCTGATTTAACAGGGGCCGAAGCCCCATTGGGTTGATTAGGTGGTAGAGAATGGTGTTGCGACAGTGCCTGAGCCGTTTACAGTGCCACGAACCATATAGGCGTTTGCAGCAACAGCAACGATTTCGATCCATGTACCAGCAACACCACCAGTGGTTCCGCCGTTCAAGTTGATGAAGTCAAAGGTGTCTGCCGCCAAAGCGTTGTAGGCCACCAAAGCGTCGGATGAGTCAGTGTCCACGCCCATCAAAGTACCGATGAAATAGTCACCGGAAGCCGCTGTAGTAGCGATCTTCAAAGAGCTGGTAGAGATGGTTGTGGGAACCCAGATGGTGTAAACAACGCCTTCGTTGTTGATGGTGTTGGGGTCTTGACCGGGGCCTGAAGAGGTGGGGTCAGAGGAGACATTGATGGTTGGCAATGTCAAAGTGGTTGTTGCTGCCAAAGAGCCACCAACAGAGATGATGCGACCTCCGTGGTCAACGGGGTTAAGAGTGGCGGTTGCGGAGATTGCTACAACAGAACCGGGGCCTTGAGAATAGAAACCTGTGAGCGACCGGACTGGGCCTTGAAACGTAGTGCGTGCCATGTTTTTTCCTTACATGCAAGTTAAGGTGTATCAATCTGCATGTCGTCAGCCGGGACTGTTTGATACACCGGAGAACCCCGGAATGACTTCAATATACACCATTTAAACGCTGTCAACAAGAGTTTAAACGTAAAAAAAGGGAGCCGAAGCTCCCTTTTCTTTGAGGCTATCAGGCAGTGCCTGAAGAACCCCACATGCCCAGAGGGTCAGACCAGCCGAAGCTGTAACGCTCACGGGCCTTGTAACGGACGTTGCCGGTGTCGAAGTCGCCGTCCATGCTGTTAGCCAGCGGGGAGCGAACAAAGTGCTTCAAACCGTTTGGCACGTCTGTGGTCAAGAACCAAGCATTGGTGTCTGTCAAGAAGTGGTTGACAGCGTAACCTTCAGGGATTGCGCCCATTTGCTTGATGGCGTTGATGTCGTTATCGGCAGTAGACACACGGAGTTCGGTGTCCAACAAGCGTTTAGCGACGAACATCAAGTTCGGGGGAACAATCATCTTCTTGGGTTTTGCTGCGATCAACAAACCACGCTCGTCTGTCCAAGCGGCGATCTGAATAACGGCGGCTTCCAAAGAAGTCTCGTTCAAATCAACTTGGGTTGAGGGAGTGTTGCTGTTGACACCACCAGAGATCAATGGGTGGTTGGCGTTGAACAAAGACACGCCGTCGCCACCGGGGTAGCTGGAGCTAAAGCCATTGTTCAGGACGGCAGCAGCCTTGACCTGTTTGGTGTAAGCCATAGCACGGGCCAATGACTTGGTGTAACGTGACGACAAGCTGTCGTACAAGTTATCTTCAATCGCTTCTTCAGTGATTGAGAAACCCAAGGCGATGGTTTCGTGTGTATAGCGGGTTGACCATGCTTCTTGCGCATTGTCATAAGCGATGGCAGAGCCTTCGTTCTTGACAGGTGCGGCAGAAAAGCCGGACAGCTTGGTTTCTTCCTCGAATGAACGCTCAGAAGTCTCTGTTTCGTAGATTTCTTTGTGTTCTTCGCCGTAACGAGCATACTCCATACCGAACAAAGCGTTCAGACCGGGGAGCAACTCTTTCAGCAGTTGTGCGCGTGAAATAGCCATGATTTAGCTCCTTGATTAAACGCCAGAAGCGATTGTGGTTGTATGAATCTCAAAGTTCCAACGAACGATGAGTTCGGGGAACACGATGTTGCCAGAACCATTGACATAAGATGTCTCAGGCACAACGTCTACGACGTTCATGGGCAGTGTTCCTGTGGTTGCAGATGCTGCAACAGCTACGCGGCTATCGCCAGTCGCTGTAACACCAGAGTTCTGAACCAATTCCACATTCGTACCGATTACTGTGTACTGAGTGGTCGAAGAGGGCAACAGTCCAGAAGACGCGCCATCAGCGGTTGTACCAGCGGCAATAACCACTTTGAACAGGGTATCAGGGTCATTACACACGTAAGCGGTAATAACTGTACCTGTCGGGGCGGCAGTGTTTGCTGGGAAGTATTGGGCAAAAATGGTTTGGCCTTGCGAATTAACGTAAGAACAACCCAAGAAAACACCAATGACCTGCGAAGTTGTCACAGTTGCGCGAGCTGAAGTGATAGCAGATTTGATAATCGTGCCATCGTTAATCATCTCAACCACATCACCGTAAAAAATCGAGGTGTTGTACGCCGAAGCAATCCGATACTGGCGTGTAGCGCCCGCGAAGGGTGTACCGCCGTATAGATTGATCGGTTTCAAGCCGTAAGGCTTGTCGATCGTTGGATATGCCATTTAAAGGACTCCTAAAAATCAAGAACCAGAACCGAAAGTGACGTTCGTTTTCTTATCAGCGAATAACGCCATATTTGAACGAGCATCCCTTTCACGAAGGAAATTGTTGTCCACCGATTCCATTTGCGACTTGTTCAGGTTGTCAAAGTGCTTGGCACGTTGTTCCATGAACTCGGTTGGAATACGACAGAGCAACAGACCGCCTATTTCAATACCGCCTTTAAAGCGGCCTTCAATGGCAGCGTGCATCATTAGCTCGGGATATTCCTCTGCTTTGCAGGGTTCGTATCCTTCGCGCAACTTGGAAGAAATATTGCTTGGATCTGCCGTTCCAAGCGTACTCAATCTGACGTACCGGTGTTTCCAGCCGGGTCGATCATCTGGCATGGGAAGAGCTTCGGGAGCCTTCCATGAAGTTGGTCTGTACGTGGTGGCCCGGGATTTGAGGTCACGGGGTTCGCGGTTTTGTTTAACTTCATCCATGATTAAGCATTCCTTTTTAAGTTGGCAACCTGTTTCGCATATTCTTCAATGGGAACCCCAAGCCTGCGAGCTATCGCGGCTTCTGATGCCTTCAGTCGAATGCGGTTGGGTGGGGTGCTTCGTGTAGCAGGTGCTACAGGAGAAGCGGTTTTTGTTGCACGGCGGGCCGGTCTATCGTCCTCGTCCGGGGTATGACTTTGGTAGGTGTCATCATCCTCATGGCTCTGATCATCTGTGAAATGCTCAGGAAAACGTTTGCGCATCGTTTGATCGATGGTACGGAAATACTCTTCAGTACCCGCATAGTTGTCACCATATTTGGTTTTCAACTTTTTGTCAAGCCCCATCGCAGCCATTGTCATTTCTTCGTCTGCGCCGAACCAGTCAGAGTTTTCGTCTATCCACTTTTGGGTACGTGGGCTGACGTTGGGTTTTGACTGCGTTGGGGGTAGTGGCGTGTCTGGCTCTTCGATCGGGCGCATTTGTTCTGCGCGGTCGATCTTGAGGGTTGCCTTGGTAATCTGCATCTGGGCTTCAGCCACGCCGTCTGCGTCGCCTGACTCATATGCTTCCTTGTATTTCTTCTTGGCTGCATCAAGTTCCATCTGGGCAGATGACTTGTTTTGCTCAATGAAGACTTCGCTGCCGGTCTTGAGTTGTCCTTTTAAACGCTGGTTTTCCTCATACACCTGCTTGGCAAAGTTTTCTGCGGCTTCCCGCTCCCGAAGCGCAGTCTCTTTTGCCCTGCGTTCGTCGTGGTAGCCACGGGTGAATTTCTTGATCCGGGCTTGAACCTTTTCGTCGTAAGACGACAGTTCTTCGTCCGTGGGATCGTCTGGGGGTGGTGCAGTTTTGCGACCTCTGTCTTCGGCGGGGGTGTCATCCTCCACCTCAATTTCAAATTTGTCGTCTTCTGCTTTGACTTTTACTTCGTCAGGGAAGGTGTAATCGTCGTCAAATTTTGTTGCCATGTTTTCTCCTTATGCAGCGCGGGTAATTCCACGCGGGTCTTCCACAACTGCTTCGACAGAGTCATCGTTGATGATTCTGAATTCACGACCGTGGATCTTCAGGCGAGTTCCTGAATTGGGGCGGACGATGACAAAGTCACCCTCCTTGCAAGATGCGCCGCTGGGAAAGCGGGTAACGTCTTTGTAGGCATCGGGGCCAAGCTTTACAACGAACAGCACTGGGGTCAGCACTTCCTCGTAATGCATGGTTTTGTCAGCCTTGATCAAGCCAACTTCGCTGTCCGCATACTCTTCCATCGCTTCAGGAACAACGCACAAAAGGTGGAATGTTTTGGGGTCAGGCAACTGCTTGGCTTTCTCTTCGGCAGTCTTGTTCAGAATGCCAGACAGATCAACGGCAGCGGTGTCAAATTCACTCATCAGATTTCTCCATTTTTTGCACAAGGTCTTGGATGATGTTTTCTGCGTAGTTCAGACCTTGGACTACTCCGCAGACTCTTCGGTACTCTTCAAGCGTGTCGCACCGGCCCGCCGCCACGTATGCTTCACGCTCTTGTTTCAGTTTTTGTATTTCTTTGGCTACGTACGCCAACTCTTGGTAGTCTTTCAATCACGCTCCTTTTTGGGTTTGCTAGGCTGTTTTTGCGCTGCCCGTTGCGCTTGCTGCGCACTTAACTGTGCGCGGTGTTTGGCAATATCGACTCCAAGTCGAGCGCCATCCAACTCCATTTGTTTGTTTAAACGATCCTTGTTTGCAGCAGCCGTTGCGCCAACTTGCATGGCTGCGATTTCTTTCTGCGCGGCGATGCGGGCTTCTTCCACCCGAATCTGGTCTGCTTTGGCGGCAGCGTCCATCGCTTGTTTTTGTTGCTTTAGTTTTAAGTCTTCCATCTTCAACTGAAGCTCTTGCATCTGCATCTGGACGATCGGGTCTTGCATTTGCTGTTGGGCTTGTTGTTGCTGGGCCTCTTGGCTGTTTTGTGTAAACAGTTGTTGGGCAGCTTCTGCTGCCATGATGGCAATGTGATCTGCCATTTCCGGCGGGACTTGTTTGTTTTGCTCTTCTTGCGGAAGGGTGATGCCCATGCGCTTTTCAATTTCCAGACGGTATTGAAAGCCCACGTGTTCATTGATGTGAGCCAGCATGGCTGCTTGAATCATTGGGGCTTGTGGGTTTTGAGCAACAATTTGAGCCAACTTGGGGTCTTGCATCGCCATCATGTGGACTTTGATGTGTGCCTCATGGTTTTGCTGCACAAAAGCTTTGACCGGCTTCATGGTCAGGACATCTTGGTTTTCCTGAATTGGATCGGTTGGGACTTGGTCTTCGTCTGTCTTGACCAGTTTGGCGGCGTTCTTGATGCCCAAGACTTCAATCATTTGACGGTGCAACAGGGGCATGTCATACAACTGCGGGGCTTGCTGGGCCAATTGGAGAACTGCTTGGTACTGGACGATCTTTTGCGCCATTGTGGCGGCGTTTGGATCGCTGACGGGAATCACGTCCGTGGAGTCGTAATCTGACTTGCGGGCGGTGCGGCTACCCTCTTCTGGGGTGTAGTCGTAATCTTCGGGTGCGTAGTCGGCAATGATCACCTTGAGCAGCTTGAATTCCTGCTTCATGGAGAAATGCATGCGGGACTGGACTGCGCCCATGACCTTCAGGGTTCTCTCCAAAATTGCCAAGGTTGTTCCGACAGGCGCTTGGGCAGACATGTCAGAGACATTCATGTCGCCGCCGTTGGCAAACGAGCGGCCTTCTTCGACGATGTTTTGGAAGAGGGCAAACAGAACCTGACTGGGTTCTTTGTATGGGAGCGGAAGAATGTTGTCGCGGATTGAACCGGACGGCACATCTACGTCTCTGAACTCTCCCGGCTGGATTGGCGTGTCATCACCCTTGATGCGAAGACCGCGAGACTTGAGGCCCCCGGGTAGGTTTGAAAGTGTTCCCGCATCCACGAGTTGCCGGATGAGCATCGTGGCGCTTTTGGCGTAGCCTCCGATAAGGTGGATAAGACCATAGCCATAGAAGCCAAAACCGGGGATGTATTGGTAGTGGACAAAATGCTGGCGCTTGATGTGCAGTTCATCTCCTTCATACCAATTTCTCCTTATGGCTAAAACTTTACCGGTTTGTTTTTCAATGGTCACAACATAGGGCAAGGCGATGCCGGTTGGCTCGCCGTCCTTGTCTTTGTGTTCGTATCCTTTGAGGTCAAGCTCAACATGCATTTCCAAAAGACGGAAGCGGTTGTCTTGGATGGCGGACATGCCGTCTTCCTCTGACTTCTGTTTCTCCACGTCGTCCAGTTCATAGCCCGGGTCGCCCAGATCAACATCCAAATAAAACCCGCTCTTTTGCAGTTTCAGGACATCGTTCTTGGTTTTGCGCATGATGTGTGTCACACGCTCTGCGGTTTCAAGATTGGAGGCTCCGTACGGGACGACCAAGTCTTCTGCGGGGATGAATACGGCGACCTGACGGCCTTTGCTTGGGTCGTAGTAGACCTTCTTGAAGGCGGAGCCGGTGATAGGTAACGACCACAGGAGCTTTTCATGCTCTGGGCGGTATTCCGTCATCACTTCCGTCAGTTGGTAGTTCATGTCTTCTTGAACTCTGGCGGCGGCTTCTTCTGTTTCTGGGGTTTCTTTTCCGATGATTTTGGTTTTGACCGGCCCCATTGCAGGGAAGGTTTCAGAGATGCCCTCTGATTGGAATCTGACAACTGACTCTGTCAGCATGGGGTGGAACACCCCGCAGGCTCCTTGCCAAGGTTCTGTGCGTTCTTCATACCGCAAGCCCAGAAGCTTTAAGCCTTCGACATAGGTTTGAATCCAGTCTTTGCGGTCACGCTGGTCGGACATGAAGTCATCGATCAGGTCAGAACCCAAGGATTCCAGTTCTGATTCATCCATGAATTCCGCAAGGTTGGCGTTGAAATCTGCGTCGGTATCTGGCTCCATGTGGATAGCCAGATCATCCATGTAGATGTCAACTGCGTCAGGGTTTTCGATTTCAATTTCGATGTCCGGCGCGGTCAATTCTTCCAAGCCTTTAGGCGCTGCGTACAAACCTTTGTCTATTGCCATTTTGATTCCTTAAACCGTGTAATACCGCTCTTTGCGGCCTTTGAAGTACCTGACTTCGTCCTGCTCATCTGAGTCAATCGAAATGAAGCCGCCCTGCCGGTAACGAATCAATGCCTGACTGGTCGAATCCACAAGGTCATCGTTGTCGCCATTTGGAAAAGCCGCAAGCTCTTCCATCAATTCATCAGCCCAACGGGTTTCTGGACACCAGACCACGCCAGATGCAAACAGGTCTGATATCGCGTTTACACGCGCTATCTTATCGTTTCCTTTGCTTGGTGTGTACTCTTGTAACGGGATGCCCATCGCCCGCAGTTCATAGATCAAGGGTGCGCCAGCAGCCTTCTTTTCCACAATCAGGGTGTCTGGGTTCCAGTCTTTCCACATCTCCATTGCCTTTTGTTTCAGCTCTGGGAACTCCATGCGTTGTTTAAACGAGTCCAAAACGATGATGTTGGACTTCATATTGCCCTGCGCATCGGGGTGTTGGAACACGCCCCACGTGGTGCAGGCTGAGAAATCAGCCCGGTTGTTCTTTTCAAAGGCGGTATCCCAGCTTTGGATGATGAATTCGCATGGGGGTGGTATTTCACTCTCCCAAATGCGCCACATATCCCGCTTGATGATGGCTGATTCGTTGCCGGTTGGGTTTTGTTGGTACTGCGCTTCCCATTTTGCTGCGGGCAATTCAGCTTTCAGGGCTTCCAGCTCGACTTTCGACCAAAATCCGGGCCAAAGAGGGGTTCCTGACGGCAAAATAGCGGGGAATTCGATGACTTCCCAGTCATCCACGCCGCCTTTTTCCGAATTCTTGATGATTTGGCCCGTCAAATCTCGTTTTGACCACCTTGTCATCACAATGATGATGGCTCCACCGGGCTGTAAACGCTGGCGCGGGCCGGATGTGTACCACTCATACACCCCATCAAAGACTGCGGGGTTGTTTTGGCGGGCTTCTTGTTCCGAATGTGGGTCATCAATGATCAGAATGTCCGCACCCTTACCGGTTACCGCACCGCCGACACCAATAGCGAAGTAATCCCCGCCCTTGTCGGTGTTCCAGCGGCCTGCCGCTTTGGAATCCGACGACAGTTTTGTCTCAAACACCTTGGCATAGGCTTCTGACTGGACAAGATTCCTGACCTTACGCCCGAACCCAACAGCCAGTTCTGCGGTGTGTGCAGTCTGGATGATCTTCTTCTGTGGGTACTTGCCCAGAAACCAAGAAGGAAGCAGGTAAGAGGCAAATTCAGACTTGGTGTGCCGGGGCGGCATGTTGATGATCAACCGCTTCAGGGTTCCGTTGGCAACCCGCTCAAAAGCATTTGCCATGATTGCATGGTGTTTACCCGAAATAAACCCGGGCCACATCTGCGTCACAAAATACAAGAAGTTTTCCCGACACCGCTCAACCCTGTCCATCTCCAATAACTGGAAAACCTTCGCCCGATCATCAGGCGGCAAAGAATTGGCTACCCCTAAGTATTCAAGAATCTCTTCACGGGTCAGCAAACTCATAAGGCTGACATCTCCTTGACCGACCTGTCCACCAGCTTGATCGAATGAAACTTGTGGGGCTTGATCGACACAAACCCATCATCGCGCAAGCGATGCACTATGCGGTGGATATTCGCCTTTGACTTCATCTTCAATCCCTTGGCAATCACTTCATACGACGGCGCAATGCCATGAATACGAATGTATGCCTTGATGAAATCAAGGACAAGCTGTCTGCGGGGTGTCATTGTCTTCTTCATGTTTAAACAAACCCAGTTTAAACGCAAATGCGAACGTTCGCAAGTCTTTTTTCAAAAATATATATACCCCCGGGGTGTAAGGATTTGGAAAGGAAGGGGAGGTGTTTGGTGGAATGTATTTGGAGGAGTGGATTACAGCGTAAG